GAGGCTTTCCTCTCTGAGCTAAAGAAGGCCGGGGTGTCCAATGATGAGCTGGAATACGCCGATCTTAATGATTTCCTACAAGGCAAGAAGTCGGTCACCCGAGATGAGATTCGGGACTACATCGACAACAAAAAGATAAAGTTTGCGGAGGTTGAGTACAGGCAGGGCGACTTCAATGATAATGACTTTGATTTCGGGGATGGAAGGGTTATTGAAAACGACAGTTATATCAGCGACCGTTCTGATGACTATGTCCTTGAGTTTGATGAGTATTTCCCAGGGTCAAGGGAAAAAATCCGTGAAGAAATCATGGATGAGTATTCTCCGGAAGATCTTGAAGACCCCAATATCCTAAGCCGGATTGATGAAGAGGTTGATGAGCGAATCAAGGAAAGAGCTTACAACCAAGCTGAGTCAGAGTATTACGAAAGCCCCGAATATGAGTGGAGAAACTCTGCTGGATATACCATCGTCGGTAGTGATGACATGGGGTATTACCTTAAAGATCCTGATGACATACCGGTAGGCCGTGGGGATTATCGCGACTTTGAGTCGGCTCAGGGGGCGGCTAGAGAAGATGCCATGCTCCAAGGACTCATGGGCGAGGGGGAAACCCGCTTTGCAGACTACCAATTAGACAACGGGCAAAACTACCGGGAGTTGTTACTTATTGTAAACCCCCGTTCTTATCCAGATCATGAGTTTACTGATGTTCAGGGGTCACATTGGAGCGAACCCAATGTCCTCCTCCATATGCGGGTTCAGGATCGAACCACGACCGATGGAAAGCCGATGCTCTATGTGGATGAGATGCAGTCTGATTGGCATCAGCGGGGCAATGAGGCCGGCTATTTTGATAAGGCAAATGTTGAGGCGAGGGAAAAGGTCGTTCAGGAAGAGCGAGCCGAAACAGAAAAATTTAGAAAGTTTCAAGAAGAATACGATGATTACAACGAAAAAATTAAGCAAGAACTCAAACAGAAGATAAAGGAAGAAACGGGCGCAGAACTGAGTTGGTATGAAATCACCGATAAAGTAAAAGATGACCCACAACTAAAAGTATTGAACCAAAGGTGGAAAGATCAGTTAGCAAAACTTGAGGGTGTTCGTAAAAAACTTTTAGAATTTGAAGAGCAGTTACCGGATGCCCCGTACAAAGACAATTGGCATGAGCTGGGCGTTAAGCGCATCCTTGCCTACGCCGCAAAGAATGGCTATGACCGCGTAGGGTTCTCAGCCTCCCCCGCTCAGATCAAGCGGTGGGGAACCCAAGAGATTGCTTGGCAGAAGATGGAAGGCGGGAATGAATGGAAGGTTGCTGCCACAGCCGGATCGTAGATGCAACTACCCGTGGGCTATCTGAGGATCAGAAAGACCGGATCGCCAAGAAGACTTGGGCGAAGATGCAAAAAGAGGATACAGGAGTGGTCGCCCCCCGCGAAGAGGGGATGAAGGCGTTCTACGACAACAAACTCAAGAGGTTCGCTGAGAAGTACGCCAAGAAGATGGGCGGGGAGTTCTATGAGGCAGAGACTAAAACCGGCCGCGGAGTATCGGTAGATAAAGGTTACGGAGACATAACCGAACCGGTCTATGTGATTGAGCTTACCCCCAAACTCAAGGATTCAGCAGTCAAGGGCCAGCCTTACAAGAAGGGCGGCCTAGTTACCCAGCCCAAGGGGTGGCAGTTAAAGCGCAGCCGACCCTGCAAAGACTTCAAGGAACAGAAGTTCGCCCGCGGTGGGGCGGTCAAGATGCAAGCCGGTGGTGACCCAAGGGATGAGATCCGCAAACAGATGGCCGCCGGGGTTCCCGTGTTCATGTCGCCCGGACCCGAAGGCGTGGTTGCACGCCAAATGATGGAAGACGAGAACCGCGCCCGAGAAGAAGAGGCGCAGGCCAAGTCTAAGCGGGTATCTGAACTGCCCTTTGCTGACAAGTTGAGGGGTGGGTATGAGACCGCTCGCACCATCCAATCAATCGTAGGCCAAGAGCTAGCCAAGCCCTTCGTTGGGCTTTTTGGCGGCGAGCAGAAGATCAAAGAACTTGAGGAGGGCACTCCCCTACCCCAATCGGAGGCCGGCATTGAGTACCTGACAAATGTCGGAGAGACTCTTGCCCCGGTCTCAAAAGCCATTGAGACATCCAAGATCCCTGATGTACCGTTCCTGCCTGAGTTGGGGCCAGTTACCTACATCCCAGGTATCGGCAGACAAGTTTCCGGGGCGGTAGCACGGGCGGGCAAGAAGATTGATTCGGCCTTCCCTGAGTCGCTAAGGAACCTTCCCGTGGGTGGATCTACCGTTCCCCCTGCCGGCGCACCATCAGCCGCCGAAGCCATATCAGGCAAGGTCAAGGTGCCTGCCGATGAGCTGGGCTTTTACTCAGCGACTGAGAAGGCGGCAGTCAATCTGCAGCGTAAGTCAGGCTCAGGGCAGTCTTTCCTAAACGACATCACTAAGCAACCAGGGGTTAAGAAGGATGAGTTAGAGGCTATCGGGCTTACGGAGTGGCTCAAGTCCAAGACTGCGGTCACCAAAGATGAGGTGGTGGACTACATCAACAACAACAAGATCCAAGTTCAAGAGGTTGTCCGAGCCCAAAACATGACTGAGGCCGAGATCAACAAGATGAATGAGCTTGAGACATTGATCTCAAAAGGCTTTTACGACATACCACAAGAAGACTTGGATTGGTTTGAGACAACCAAAAAGCGGTACTTAGATAACCCACAACCAACATCAAACAGGGCTCTGAGATAACTGTGAATATCCCAAAGAATTGGGAAATCTTGCCTCAAAGTCAAGTTTTTGGTGGTACGACATTTGATGTGAACAAAGGATGGTATGTAGTTGATGGCCGCACCGATATTCGCGGAACCGGAAATACGATTGAGGAGGCAATTAAAGATGCCAAGATCGATCCATCGCTCCCGACCCAACCCGTAACATTGAAAAACGCATCGGGAGTAGATTACAAGTCACCTCATTGGGAAGAGCCAAATGTTCTAGCTCACATCCGAATGCAGGATAGGGACATCGATGGTAAGAAAACCTTAGTCATTGAGGAGGTGCAGTCGGATTGGCACCAAGCCGGTCGGGACAAGGGGTACGGCGCAAATAGGCCAATGCCCAAGCGGGATGCAGATGAGTTGATTGCTCTGCATAGCACCGAAATGACACCTTACCAAATTGAATGGCTGAAAAACTTCAGCAACCGATGGTCAGAAACAGATGAAAGCAATCTAGATTCCATCAATGCCCTGACCAAAGAATACGATGATTGGATTGGTAGCCAAAAGTTACTTGGCGTACCTGATGCTCCGTTCAAAGAAGATTGGTACCAGCTTGCTCTAAAGCGGGCTGTAAAGTACGCCTCAGACAATGACTACGATGCCGTGGCCATAGTCGGCGGAAAAGAACAGGCAAACCGCTATGCCCTAAGCCGGAAGGTAGATGCTATCGGCGTTGAGAAGGGTGATGGCAAGCGCACGGTAAGTATTCAAACCAAGGGCGGCGGCACTATTGTGCTTGGCGTAGATGATGATGGCATGGTCACAAGCTCCACCCAAAGACACTTTGATCGAGCGGTAGGCAAGCCAATTACCGATGTTGTTGGCAAAGCCGTAGGCAAGAAGGTTATGGAGATGGATAAGGGCGTTATCTCCGGCCAAGGCTTAGACATCGGCGGCGAGGGGATGAAGAAGTACTACGATGATGTCTACCCCAAGTTCTTGGAAAAGCAATATAAAAAGTACGGGGTCAAGCCGCAGCGTAAGGGCGTGGCCGTTCAACGATACGGTTATGACGATGTGACCTCTGAGCCAACCGGTGATGTAGATGGCTTTGGCGATGAAGTCATGTGGTATGAGGTGAGAGATCCCAACACCAATGAGAGATTGGGCGGGGGCTACTCTGAAGACAAAGCCTTGAAAGAGGCTAACAAGGCTGAGACCGGCATAGAAGAGCGGATGGCCAAGGGCGGGATAGCCAAGATTGCCAAGGCCGCAGAGAAGGCTAGTAAGCGGATGAGCAAGGCTGAGGCCGAAGCCGCTGGCTATTGGCATGACATCTCAGAGACTAGATTAGCCAAGCCGATTGGGGAATACAAATCGAAGGTCGTTGATGATCCATCGGTTCAACTCCTCCCAAGGAAAATCATTACCCCTGAAGATATACAAAACGGCATAGCCATACCGTTTGCCGGAGACAGAGCCGCAGCGGGAAGGATCATTCAGGAAATCGAAGGTACCCCCATGAATGTGATCTTGGAGGGTGGCCCGGACTTTATGAGGCTCCATCCCGGCTCTGCATGGGCTTCCGGCCAAGGGGTGCTATCTATGCTTGCCAAGCGGATCAAAATGGCAAGGGAGTCCGGCCAGCCAATCTACGGGGTGTATACGGCCATGAGTCCCCTGTCGGTGGACTTCAACACCATGATGACCGAAGCGTTGCTCAATCAGATGGACATATCGGCCTTCAGCAAGAAAGACATTGAGGCGTTTAACGCCGCGGTCAAAGCGGTCAAGGGTCAAGGTGGCAAGCCCAAGGCTCCCAATTTCCCAGGGCTTGAAGACCCGGAGTTGCGCGACAAACTAATCACAGGACCTGGTGGCCAACGGGATGCGTTTGTAAAGGCTATGGCCAAGGCCGGATTCCAAAAGAGAGGGTTCCCAGATGTGGCGGCCACTCGATTGGCCGTGACCGATCCTGAGCTCTTGGATGTTGAGCGTGGCGCATCGGGCTACACCATCGCCCGCCTTGATCCTGAAGCCACTATCTTTGAAAAATCAGGCCATTCAACCTACCCGCTCGATTTGGGCGGGGATTACTTTGGAAGTTTTGAGAATCAATTGCCTGTTGAGCAAATGTACCCAACCCACTTTGAGGCTAAGCGCCTGATGGGTAAAACACCGGAGGGAGCGCATAAGTCATTGGAGTTGTTTGCCCCGCTCCAAGACTTAGATCAAAGCTGGTTAGATAGCGCCATGAAGTACCGAGAGATGCAGAAAAAACTAACAGGGCGTAAAAAGGGCGGTCTTGCCCACGCTATGAATTAAGGAAACCATAAGATGGCTGAAGAATTCCCAATAGATCCCGAATTTAATCGCTTCGTTGAAGGCATCCCTGACCCAACCATGGAAGAGCAGGGTGCGGAGACTGAGGTTGAGTTGCCCGAACTGACAGAGGCCGACATTGAGGAACTCCCTGATGGCTCAGCCGTGGTCAAGATGCCCACCAAAGGGCCAATGGAGAACGAAGACTTCTACCAAAACTTGGCCGAAGACGAGGACATCGACCTTTTTGACCTCAAAAGCATCGCCCTAAAGTACCAAACCCTTATCAGAAATGACAAGGAAAGCCGCAAAAAGCGCGATGAGCAGTACGAAGAGGGCATCCGGCGGACAGGAATGGGCAACGATGCCCCCGGCGGAGCGACCTTCAGCGGTGCCTCCAAGGTGGTTCACCCCATCATGGCTGAGGCTTGTATTGACTTTGCCGCTAGAGCCATCAAGGAAATGTTTCCGCCCGATGGTCCTACTAAAACCAAGATTTTGGGTGAGGTAAACGATGAAAAGATGGCCGTTTCAGAGCGCAAACGGGATTGGATGAACTGGCAGCTCACGGAGCAAATCGAAGAGTTCCGTGATGAAGAGGAGCAGATGCTCACCCAGCTTCCCTTGGGTGGCTCGCAGTACATGAAACTGTGGTACGACGAGCGCAAAAAGCGCCCGTGCGCTGAGTTCCTGCCTATCGACAATGTTTTGCTGCCGTTTGCTGCCGGGAACTTCTACACCGCCCAACGGGTTACGGAGATTCAGGACATAACGCAGTACGAATTCAAGCGCCGGATTAACGCCAACCTCTATCGAGACATCTCCATGGTACGGGCAACCGCCTACCCTGATGAGTCTGCCGCAGAAAAGGCCAACCTAAAGGTCGAAGGCAAAGAGCCAGATGAGAACGAAGACGGTGTCCGCAGGGTTTATCACATCTACACCTTCCTAGAGGTGCCTGAGGACAAGTATTCCAAGGGGGAGATGGCTCCCTACATCTTGATGATTGACGAATTGGACAACGAAGTCCTTGGCCTATACCGAAATTGGGAAGAGGGCGATGACTCCATGACCAAATTGGAATGGATTGTGGAGTTTAAGTTCATTCCTTGGCGTGGTGCCTATGCCGTAGGTCTTCCCCACCTCATTGGGGGCTTAGCCGCCGCGTTAACCGGCTCGCTTCGCGCCCTCCTAGACTCTGCCCACATCAACAACGCCGCCACACTCTTAAAGTTAAAGGGCGCAAAGGTGTCGGGTCAGAGCCAACAAGTGGAAATCACCCAAGTCTCTGAGATCGAAGCGGCTCCGGGGGTGGATGATGTCCGCAAACTGGCCATGCCGATGCCGTTTAACCCGCCAAGCCCCGTTTTGTACCAGCTTTTGGCCTGGTTAACCAACGCGGCTAAGGGCGTGGTTACGACCGCTGAGGAAAAGATTGCAGATGTGGGGCAAAACACCCCCGTTGGCACGACTCAGGCGCTAATTGAGCAGGGTGCGGCGGTATTTTCCTCAATCCATGCCCGTTTGCATGAGTCTCAGGGCAGAGTTCTTAGGATTTTGGGGCGGATTAACCGCTGGTACCTGGATGACATGAAAAAAGGTGATGTCGTTCAGGATCTGAATGTCACCCGCGATGATTTTGCCAAGACTACCGACATTGTCCCGGTCTCAGACCCGCATATCTTCTCTGAAACCCAACGGATGGCTCAAACCCAAGCGGTTATGGCCATCATGCAGCAAAACCCTGACCTCTTTAACCGCAAGGCCGTGATTTCCCGGTTCTTAAAGCAGATCAAGGTACCTGGGGTCAATGAGTTGATGATCGATGTGCCGGCTCCCAAGAAGATGGACTCTGCCAATGAGAATGTGGCTATGACCCTTGGATCGGCCGCATTTGCCTACCCTGAGCAAGACCACTTGGCTCATATACAGAGCCACCTAGACTTCGCTAAAGACCCTGTATTCGGGGGTAACCCATTGATTGCGCCTCAGTTTATGCCTAAGGCCATGGAGCACATCAAGCAGCACATCGTTCTATGGTATTTGGGCAGGGCAAAGGGCTATGTCAGCAAGTCTTTGGGCGGCGAACTGCACGAGAATTATGCTTTGGCGGTCAATCCAAAGGACATCGACAGGCTCTACTCCATGGCCGGCCAACACATCAGCTTGGACAGCGAAGAGACCTTGCAGGGCATCATGCCGACGATTCAGCAGATGATCCAAGCGGCTCAGCAGTACAAGCCCCAACCTCCCCTCACCGCGGATGCCAAGGTTCTGCTCGATACCTCCATGGCAGAGACCCAGCGCCGCGCCCAGCGCGACCAAGCCGAAATGCAACTCAAGGATCGGGAGATGGCCGCCGATGCAGAGCGCGAGATGGCAAGGTTGCAAAAAGACTACGAATTGGCCATGGAAGAGCAGAAGTACAAGATGTCTATTGCCATGGGCGATTTGGAGATGAAGGAACGCATCGAAACGGCACGGTTAACCCGTGATGCGGCCCGGTTGAAGTTCGACCAGGATAAGTCCGCCGTGGAGTTAATCAAAAAAGGAGATGTAAATGTCTGATTACGACAAAGAGCAAAAAGGCGACTTGGTTCAGCAGCACAAGCGCATGGCTATGGGCGTTCCGCTTGATGGCCAAACCATGAAATCGACCCAAACCGAGTCGAAAACCAAATCTCAGTCGAAAGGGGGGCTAAGCCAAGCTACTAAGAAAAAATGAACACAACCTCAGATCTGATCAGCGCGATTAAGGCTAGGCAGGCTGAAATAGCCGCGTCCCTTGCCGGCGGTACGGCAACGACTTGGGAGTCTTATCAGCGTTTGGTTGGGACTTATCAAGGGCTACAGGAGTCCTTGGACATACTTAACAACCTATTAAAGGAAGATGATGAAGATGAATGAACCGGTAGCGTGTGATAACGCTGAGTTGGCTTGGGCATTTCCGAGCGTAGACCCCGGTGCTAAACCTCTTGGTGCTCGCATTTTGGTTCAGTTGCGGCGCACAAAAAAGAAGGCAACAAGCGCAGGGATTATTTTGGTTGAAGAAACTAAAGAAACCGAAAAGTGGAACAACATGGTCGCCCAAGTTTTAGAGATTGGGCCATTGGCGTTCCGTAAGCGCGACACCATGGAACCATGGCCTGAGGGGTCTTGGTGCGAAGTGGGCGATTACATACGAGTACCTAAATGGGGCGGTGATCGATGGGAAGTGCCTATTCCGGGCAAGCCTGACGAAGAGCCATCACTATTTATGGTGATCAACGACCACGAAGTGATAGCCAAATTGACCGGCGACCCACTATCCATGAAAGCCTTCATATAGGGGAAAACCATGAGTGAAGAAATTAAAGAGCAAGAAATAAAGGTATCTGAAGAAAAGGATGGCTCAGCGACCTTTGAGGTTCCTGAGGGACTTCTGCCTGAAGAGGCCGAAGAAGAGCCAAAGGCCGAAGAGCAAAAAGCCCAAGGCGGTGAGGCTGACGAGTCCGATGAGGATCACCCAGACGACACCGATGCGGTAAGGGAGGCTCGCCGTGCCCGCCGTAGAGCCAAAAAGGACTACATCAAGAAGACCAACCAGGAGAAAGACCAGCGGTTGGTTTTATTGGCTAGGCAGAACCAAGAACTGATGGCCAGGTTGGCGGCAATTGAGAAGAAGTCCCACATCTCTGACATTGCCCGAACCAAGAATCCGGCCAAATCAAATTATTGGCCAACTCTTGGATGGACAGGAACGCTTGGTATGACCCTGAGGGTACAGACCCAAGAAGTCGGGTTGCCAAGCGAATTGATAATCAACTTGTGCGGGAAGGTTGGGACCCCGCCTCAGAAGATTATTGGGATGAATTAGATGCACGGTTGCAGGAGCAAGAAAGTCGTGCATATACTGAGACCAATGACGAGACTCCAAGAAAGAGAGGCCCTAGGAGCGTTGTGACAGGAAGCGAGCGGGAAACGGGTGGTGGCGCAAGCCGAAACACCTTTACTTTAAGTCCCGAACAAGTGAGAGCTATGAAAGATGCAGGACTTTGGGATGACCCAAAGAAACGCGCCCGGATGGCTCAAAAATACGCCGAACAAGCACGACAGAATAGGAGCTAAAAAATGGATTCTCGACTCAAAAAATCTTTATCCGCTGGTTCACGCGAAACTCGCTCAAGCGAGGACGACAGCCGAAAGGCACCAGAGGACTCGTTCGTATCATCCGAAGAGCGTCGCAAGATGTGGAAAGATGAATGGACACAAAGTGCGCTGCCAAACGCCCCCCTAATACCTGGGTGGCACGTCTGTTGGCTATCAACCACTAACAGTTACGACAGTATCGATAAGCGAATTCGTCTTGGATATGTACCGGTTAAAGCTGAGGATATCAAAGGTTACGAAAACTATCGCGTAAAGGCTGGAGAATATGTTGGATATGTCGCTTGCAATGAGATGCTCTTGTTCAAAATTCCAGAGGAACAATATCAAGACATCATGGCTCACTTCCACCACGATGCTCCCTTAGAGGAAGCAAACAAAATCAAGGTGCAGGCTGAGTCACAAGTTGGACGCGACAGTTCGGGTAAACGACTCGGACAGGTTGAGGGTGATGGACTAGGCGATATTGACAAACCCCTACCTGCGCCTGCATTTCAATAATGGCACAGGGAGGATTTATCAACCATTAAGGAGTAAGAAATGAGTGCTACCTCTGCTCCGTTTGGATTGCGCCCCGCGTTCCATCCTTCTGGTTTGGATCGTGCCTTCGCTCTCGCAAACGGAATTCAAGCTGTATCGACCACAGGAAATGTGTCGGCTGGTTACGCCACCACGATCCTGAAAGGTCAACCCGTCAAGATGGATACCGCTGGCTATATCGTAGTTGCCGGCACCGGTGATGCGTTCCTCGGAGCGTTTGCTGGTGTTGAGTGGACTGATGCCACCGGACGCCGTCGTGTTAGCAACTATTGGCCTGCCAATGAGTCGTTCCTAGTTGGTTCCGTAATTGCTTATTTTTACCAAGATCCGATCATTGTTTATGAGATCCAAGTAGATGGCTCTCTGACACAAGCGGCTGTTGGTGATGAATTTGACATTACAAACCCAACTGCCGGTTCGACCACTACCGGTCTGTCGCAAGCCACTTTAGGCACAACGGCAGCAGGTTCTGGTGCAGCCAAACAATGTCGTGTTATCGACTTAGCCCCCTACCCAGATAATGCGTGGGGAGATGCGTACACAATTGTACGAGTTCAAATTAGCGAACACCAGTACGCAGGTACTGTTAACGCGATCTAAGGAGGGCATAGAACATGGCAGCCCCGATGCGTAGTACCGACTTTAGAAGCATAGTTGAGCCAATCCTTAACGAATGCTTCGATGGAGTCTATGACCAGCGTACCGATGAGTGGTCACGAGTTTTCCGTGAGCAACAAGGTATCCCCCGTAACTATCACGAAGAGCCAGTCCTTTATGGATTTGGTGCCGCGCCCCAACTGCCTGATGGAACTCCGGTTACCTATCAGCAGGGTGGCGTACTCTTCCTCAAGCGTTATGTGTACTCGGTGTATGGCCTAGCCTTCGCCTTGACCAAAGTTCTTGTTGAGGATGGCGACCATATCCGTATCGGCCAAGTGTATGCGCGTCACCTTGCTCAGTCTTTGATTGAGACCAAGGAAACGCTCAGCGCCAATGTGCTGAATCGTGCATTTAACTCCTCTTACCCTGGTGGTGATGGCGTTCAATTGAACTCCGCTTCACACCCCATCGTAAACGGAACATTTAGCAACCTCCTGACGACTCCTGCTAACTTGTCGCAGACCTCCCTTGAGCAGATGCTTATTCAGATCCGCCAAGCGGTTGACAATAACGGCAAGAAGATTCGTTTGGTTCCACGCCAATTGGTCGTGGCTCCAGGCAATGTCTTCCAAGCTGAAGTTCTGCTCAAGTCCGTGCTTCGTTCTGGCAACGCTAACAACGACATCAACCCCGTCAAGTCCATCGGACTGCTCGATGAGGGTGCTGCCGTTCTGTCGCGTTTGACCAATCCGACTGCATGGTGGGTACAAACAGACGCACCGGAAGGTATGAAGCTGATGATGCGCCGTGGCCTTGAAAAGACCATGGAAGGCGACTTTGAGACCGACACTATGCGGTACAAAGCCACCGAGCGTTACGATGTCGGCTTTACCGATCCTCGTGCAATGTACGGTACTCCCGGCGTCTAAAAATAGACGGGGGCCTCGTGCCCCCTCTTCTTAGGAGAATGCGATGGCAAATCTAGTAACTCGTTTCCCCAATGGGCAGAAGAAAGGCGAGTCATATCGCTTTGCTTCGGGCAAAAAGTTGTTCTTTGAGGCTCGCCTCAAGGTCAGCGATGCAACCCAATCTGATTTAGTAGTCGGACTGCAAATTACTGATACGACTCCGCTTGATGTTACGGATGGCGTGTTTTTCATCAAAGCTGATGGTTCCACTTCGGTGAGCCTGTTGGTTGAGAAAAACAACACGGCGACTACAACATCATCCGTGGCAACGATGGCTAATGACACTTTCATTAACCTTGGTTTCTACTACGATGGTGTGTCGCAGATTCAGTATTTTGTAAACGGTGTACTTGGTGGTGCTTCTGTAACAACCAACCTGCCTGATGATGAAGACCTTACGGTCACATTTGCCATTCAGAACGGTGAAGCCGTAGCCAAGACCATGACTGTTGATTACATCTTCGTTGCGAAGGAGCGTTAATCATGGGTCAGTTCAAACCGATGGTCAAAATGATGACTACGGAGCCTACCGTTGAGTTAAAGCTCAAAAAAGGTGGCAAAGTAGAGAAGAAGATGCAAATGGGTGGTGCTCTTGCCCCCACGGCGACACCGGCTCCGGCAGCAATGCCAGCGTCGATGCCCGCTAGTGGCGGCGCGATGCCTGGTAAGTCTCCCATGCGCCCTTCTTTAGCCGCTCGTCGTCGCATGATGCGAGCCATGCCCGCAGGTGCAGCTCCCGCTGCTCCCGTAGGTTCGGCCGCTCAAGTGATGAAAAAAGGTGGCGAAACCAAAGCCGAACACGCTAAAGAGATGAAGACCGCTAAGGAGTTAAAGGAGCATAAGTCTATGCCCGCCTCCAAGGCTCACAAAGGTCTTAAAACCGGCGGTGTTGTTAAAGGCCAAGGTGGCTATGCGACCGGTGGCGTTGTCAACGGTCAGGGTGGCTACAAAAAGGGTGGCAAAGTAGATTGCTACGCTAAAGGTGGAATCATCGGTGTTGCGGCCTCTGAAAAGGGCGCTGAGAAGTACAAGAACACCAAGATGGATACCACCCACCCGGATCACTCGCCTGCCAAAACAGGTGGTGTGAAACTTGGCAATGGCGGTGGCTACAAGAAGGGTGGTGCCGCAAAAAAGTATGCTAAGGGTGGGGCGGTAAATGACTCCGGAAAGGCAGAATCAATGCCTCAGGGTCATAAAAAACCATCTACACCCGTAAGCATCAACCAGCTCTCCGGAACCTTCAAAAAGGGTGGTGCAGTAATGACCCCCGCAGAAAAGCGTTTAACCAAGATGTTTGATAAGGAAAACGCCCCTGCAATGAAGGCTGCTAAATCTAAAGATGTAGAGATTTACAGCAAGTACGGAAAAGCAATGCGGCGCGGCGGTAAGTGCTAAACAAGGTGGGGGCTTCGGCCCCTGCTTTTTAAGGAACAACACATGAAACTACAAACCGTAAGCCAAACAGGAGCTGGCTCAAGCACTCCAATCGTAATGAATTTAAATGCCACTCCTTTCAATGTTGGATTTGGAGTGGTAAAGACCGGAACCGTAGACTTTACCGTTCAGCACAGTTTTGATGACCCTGCCGTTGGGTTTACAACTTGGTTCAATCACCCCACGGTGGCCGCTCAGATTGCTAACGCTGATGGAAACTACGCTTTCCCCGTAACGGCAATTCGTATCACCATGAACTCAGGCGCGGGAACCGTGACCCTGAAACTGATTCAAGCAGGTATTGCGTAATGGCAGGTGGCGTCGGCTTTGAAGGGGTAGCAAATTTTGCAAATACCTATCCCGGTCTAGCATCGGGAGTGGTGGCTGATGCCCACAACGGATATGGTGATGATGTTGGCGGCCAATCTGTAATTGTCCGCGGTCCTGTTACTGCGGGGCCATTCTATATCCTGATGGAAAGTTCGGGATATGTATTGCAAGAAAATAACGACAAGATTGAATTGGAGTCTTAAATGGCAGATACCAAAATCTCAGCAATGACCGCGGCAACTCTGCCGCTTACAGGTGCTGAATTAGTCCCGGTCGTTCAAAGCGGAGACAATAGGAAAACTACTGTTGCAGACATCATTGCCTACAATCGAGCCTACGGCGCATGGAGTGATAGCACCGATCAGACAGGAAACATATCTGCCGGAACAGTCATAACCTATAACACTCAAGATGTAACCGATGGCATCACACTTGTAAACAATTCTGAAATTACTGTGCCAAACACAGGTGTTTATGACCTTCAGTTTAGTGCTCAATTTAAAAATGTTGATAACGCCCAGCAAGAAGTAGTTATTTGGTTTAAGGTCAATGGTAGTGACCTTGCCAATTCTGCAACGATAGTTACTGTTCCGGCTAGAAAATCAGCAAGCATCTTTGGTTACGCGGTCGCCGCATGGAACATATTTTTAGATTTAAATTCTTCTGATTATGTTCAAATCTTTTGGCTGCCATCATCAACTCAACTAACTCTTGAGCATTTGCCGGCATCAGTAACTCCTGCTTATCCAGCGATTCCATCAATTATCGTTAGCGTTCAACAGGTATCATAAATGCCAGCCAAATCAAAAGCTCAATACAGGCTCATGAAGGCCGTTGAGTACAACCCCAAGTTTGCCAAAAAGGTCGGGATAAAGCCATCTGTAGCCGCGGAGTTTACTGAGTCTAATGTGGGCAAGAAGTCTTACTCAAAATTACCTAGTGAGATGAAAAAAGGTGGTGATGTAAACCTTTCTGTTGGCCGGGGTGAGAAGTTATCTGTATCTCAGGGCGCAGGATTGACCGCAAAAGGTAGGGCTAAGTACAACCGGGAAACCGGAAGCAACCTCAAAGCGCCCCAACCTCAAGGCGGCGGTCGGAGAAATTCATTTTGTGCCCGTATGGGTGCAATTGCAGAAAAAAGCGAGCGGGGAAGTCGTTCCCGCGCATCTATGAAGCGTTGGAACTGTCCGGGGTGGTAAATGGCCTATTCAGGAACCGTAGGAACCACGGTCATCAATGTTCAAACGATGATCGACCATGGAGCACGGAGATGTGGAAAGCTCGCTGAAGAGCTAACTTCAGAGCAAGTTGTGTCTGCTCGAGAGTCTCTATTTTTTGCCTTGTCTGCTCTTGCAAATAAGGGCATAAATTATTGGGCAATCAGCAAAAAAGTATTTGGCTTAAAGGCCAATCAGTACATTTATTCTTTACCCCTCGGTTCGGTAGATGCCTTAAATGTGCTTTACCGCACGATGAACCGCCCTGTTGGGAACTATGCTACTAGCGCAGGAGGTACCGTTGGCTTCGTCGCAGACTCCGATATTGACACTTATTGTCAGCAAACCACGGCCAACGGAAACATCTCAGTCTCCTTTGGAACCGATAACCCAATTTATGCTGGCTCCATTGGTTTTCTGCCTTACATTGCAGGCGGTGGTAGTTCTGTTTGGTCTATCATTTTTGAGTATTCGGTTGACGGAAGTACCTGGAACACGCTTGAGGACTTGGGGCAAGTAGCGGTCACCGACAATGAGTGGATATGGACTGATGTCGATCCCGGACAGAATGTGGAGTACTACCGCATTAGAGCCTATAGCGGAACGATCCTAGCCCTTCGGGAGTGGTATATAGGAAATAATGCTCGCCTAGTCCAAATGGCTCGATTGAACCGGGATGACTACACAAACCTCCCAAATCAAAACTTTACGGCCAATCAGCCCTACCAATATTGGTTTGACCGCACTATTCCTCAGCCGACCATGTACCTATGGCCGGTGCCCTCTGACCCCTTTATTCAGATGACGGTGTGGTATTCCAGGCAGATCATGGATGTGGGCGCTCTTACTAATGAGCTTGAAGTGCCCCAAAGGTGGTATGAGGCCACAGTCTTTATGCTTGCCCACCGGATGGCTTTGGAGTTGCCTAATGTGGCTCCAGACCGGATCGGGTACCTAGAAAAGATGGCCGATCAGTACATCTATGAGGCTGAGCAAGAAGAGCGGGATAAGTCGCCTATTTACTACGCACCTAATATTTCGGTGTACACAAGATAATGCCCCGATTTTTAGACACTCGTGGACTCTCATCGGTAGCGATTGCAATCTGTGATCGATGCAAGATGAAGCGAGCCTATGTGGATATGGGGCCAGATCCTAACTTCCCAGGCCTTCGGGTCTGTGATGAGGGTTGCAAGGATGAGTTTGACCCTTATAGATTACCTGCAAGGAAGACGGAGAGGATCAATCTTCGCTTCCCGAGACCGGATGTAAGCGTTGCCAATGTGCAGCCTGCGCTTCAGACAGGCGGTTATGGGCAGTTTTTGATCTCTACCCAAGGCAATAACGACAACCCGGAAACCAATGGAAACCTAGATGTAATTAGCCCGAGCGAATAATGCCCTCAGCCCAAGTCACTATTACCCAGCTTCCCGCCGCAGGCCCCATAACCGGTTCTGAGGCGGTTCCTATCGTTCAAAACGGGCAGACCGTACAGACGACCACGGGGGCAATTTCGACTTCTCCCCCGCTTACCCAAACCTTTATTACCCTAAACCAAGAGCCTCTTTTAACTAACTCAAGGGCTTTGTCGGGTGGCTTAGGTATAGGCTTAGTTGATGGGGGAGCTCAAAGTACCCTTCAGATAACCTTAAATGGTGCCTCAGGGTCTTTGGAGTCTGCCGGCAACGGGTTCATAGTCAAAAGTGCCGGATCGGTCATAAACCGGTCTTTGGCGACCTCAGCAAACGGCATCGCAATCTCAGATGCCAACGGAGTCGCTGGAAACCCAACCTTCTCTCTATCGGGAACGGTCGGGACAATAAATGCACTATCCGGAACGGGACTTCTTGGGGTTGTTGGGGGGTCTTCAACCACCTCAGTATCAATTACCGGCACGGCCAATCAAATCGATGTGGCAAATGGAGCCGGTCCTGGCAATCCAACTATTTCGATTACTTCAAACGCCATCCTTCCGGGCACGGGGGCGGTTACAGTACCCTCAGGAACGACCGCTCAGACCCCCGCGGGGTCAGGTGGACAGATCCGCTACAACACCGACACAACCCGCTTACAGGGCTACCAAGGCGGTTCTTGGAGGAACATAGGTAATGGCCAAGTAGATGGCGGGGTAGCCAACCAAATCGTCTACCAAACAGCAGCAAGTACGACAGGATTTGTCTCTGTACCGACCGTAACTGACACCTTCTTAAAGTGGAATGGCTCAGCCTTTGTATGGTCAGCAGTCGCCGGAGCCGGCACGGTCACCTCAGTCGGGCTTTCGATGCCAAGTGACTTCACGGTTACAAACTCCCCGGTTACTGCCGCTGGTACTTTGACCGCCGCTTGGGCTTCCCAAAACTCAAACCTATTTTTAGCCTCACCCAATGGAACTGCCGGCACCCCTGTTTTCCGCTCAATTAATGCCGCAGATGTCCCTACCCTAAATCAAAACACAACGGGACAGGCAGGGTCGGTGGCCAATGCCCTGACCATGGACAACTCCGGTTCAGGCTCAGCCTCAGGGACAACTTATAACGGTTCAGCCCCGATTACGATCAGTTATAACTCAATCGGAGCGCCGAGCGTTTCGGGAACAAATGCCACGGGCACTTGGGGCATCAGCATCAGCGGAAACGCCGCAACCGCAACGGCATCTACCAATTTGTCGGGTGGATCAGGCGGTTCTTTGCCATACCAAACCGGTGCCGGAGCCACGAGCTTCGTAGGTATTGGCGCGGTTGGGGAAGTCTTAACATCCTCAGGAACCGCTCCGCAATGGTCTTCTCAGTCCACTTTGGCCGTAGGAACCGCAACAAACCTTGCAGGGGGAGCGGCAGGATCTATTCCTTACCAAACAGGCTCCGGTGCCACTTCGATGTTGGCCACGGCCTCCGGGGTTCTTGTCGGAGGCACAACCCCCTCTTATTCGACCGCCCCTACCCTTACCGGTACTAACTTTACAAGCATCCCAAATGGTGCTTTGCAAAATAGTGCTATTACGGTAGGAACCACGGCAATCAGCCTTGGCGGCACGGCGACAACCCTTGCCGGTCTGACCTCAGTCACGGTAACGCAGCCTCCCTCATCGGCTCTACAGTTGGCCACAAAGCAGTATGTTGATGATGCGGTTTCTTCAGGGATTACGATTCACACCCCGGTTCGGGTAGAGACACCAACGGCTTTAAATGCCACCTATACCCCAGGCGGGACTGCCGTTACGGCCACGGACATTACCGGCGGCACAACCCTGACCTTCGCAACCTCTCCAAGCATCTCAGTAAACGATCAGATTGTCTTCTCAGTCACGGCAAACGGCATCGTTTCGGGTACCGCCTACTATGTTTACTCAGCTCCGGCAGCCAATCAGGTAACCCTGTCGTTGTCCTTTGGTGGGCCTGAAATCACCACCTTTACCAATGGCACCGGTTTAACAATCACCGGAACCGTAAATGCCGGCGTTGGGGCGATCCTTACAAATGCCGGAGCCAATGCGGCCATTCAGATCGATGGGGTGAACCTTTCATCCACTAATCGGGTATTGGTCTACAACCAAGCCAACGCCGCCCATAACGGCATTTATACGGTTACAACCGTGGGCAATGGATCTACACCTTGGGTTCTGACCCGTGCAACAGATGCAGATAGGTATGTTCCCAATAGCCCAACCGGAATGTCTCAGGGCGATTATGTTTTTGTTCAAGAGGGTCTAACGGGCGCTGGAGAGTCGTATGTCCTGACCACTAATAACCCAATAATCATTGGAACCACAAACCTAACCTATACCCAATTCTCAGCCTCTCAGGTCTATTCTGCCGGCACAGGGCTAACCCTCACCGGGACTATATTTAGCCTTACAAGCCCCGTTTTAGCGACTTTGGGGGGCACGGGCATTACCGGATACGCAACCGGAGACCTGATATTTGCCAATACATCAACCACCTTGGATCGGCTAACGGTTGGGGCAAATGGGTATGTCCTAGCCTCAAACGGGACTGCTCCAGGGTATGTGGCTCAGTCCACTTTGTCGGTAGGATCGGCCACAACTGCAACTAATGTTAGCGGCGGCGCAGCAGGGTCGTTGGTTTATCAAACCGGATCAAATGCGACCACAACCCTGAATTTGGGTTCCTCAGGGTATCTTTTGACCGCCGGAGCTACCGCTCCACAATGGTCTGATCCAGGAAGCATATCGATTGGAACCGCGACAAACGCCGCAAATGTGGCAGTAACGGCTACGAGCGTAAACGCAACTTTCTACCCAGCTTTCGTAGATGCGACATCAGGTAACCAGGCGGTAGAGGTAGATTCAGATCTTACTTACAATCCTTCTACGAACACTTTAACGGCAGGCACGGTGGTAGCCACGACCGGTATTTTTGGAGGTACTTTCTAAATGGCACAAGCGGGATTCACCCCTATATCGTTGTATTACAGTACTACGGCAGCCGCCGCTCCGACATCCGGAAACCTTGTCCCTGGCGAGTTGGCCATCAACATTACGGATGGAAAGCTCTATTACGAGGACAATCTTGGGGCGGTGCAACTCTTGGCGGCCGGTTCTGGAGCTTTAGGCGATGTCGTTGGCCCCGCCTCTGCTACTGCTAATGCGATACCTACCTTCAACGGAACTACCGGGAAGCTCATTCAGGATAACTCCGGGGTAACGATTTCCGCAGGGATTATCACCGCCACGGGATTTGCCGGGCCACTAAACGGTTCCGTAGGGGCTACAACTGCAAATACGGGGGTGTTTACTCAGGTTGAGATTGCCGCACAAGGCGATTTAAGGCTTCAAGACACGACCGGAGGCGAATATGTTGCCCTGCAAGCCCCCGGAACCTTGGCATCTAGTTACACTCTTACGATGCCATCCGATGATGGTAATAGCGGCCAAGTTCTAACCACCGATGGCTCAGGAGGTCTTTCTTGGACATCTAATGGCAATGGTGATGTGGTTGGCCCTGCATCAGCAACAGATGATGCGGTGGTTCGATTTGATGGAACAACAGGGAAGTTGATCCAAAACTCAGCGGTAACGATTGCCGATACCACAGGAAACATCACGGGTGGAACTTATAACAAGGTAACAATTACCGCCCCGGCAAGTGGATCTACCCTAACCGTTGCGGATGGTAAGACCTTAACCGCGAACTCCACCCTGACTTTGGCGGGAACGGATGCTAAGACCCTGACGGTTAACGCATCGCTGACTTTGTCCGGCACAGACTCCACGGTAATGACCTTCCCTGCGACAAGCACCACGGTAGCCGGACTAGGGATTGCCCAAACCTTTACTCAAGATCAGACAATTGCCGGCAACCTTACTTTAAATGGTCAAGGCGATGTCCGGTTTGCTGATGGCGACTCATCGAACACTTCCCGCGGCAGATGGATCAAACGGTCAAGTTTTATCAACCGATGGTACCGGCGCTCTTTCTTGGATAACGCCAAGCAGCGGCACAAGTATTACCATCTCAAACGACACAAGCACCACAACTAACCTATACCCAACATTTGTAACTAGCACTAGCGGTACGGCTAGTAGTTTAAATACCGGCAATGCCAAGTTGTTGTACAAGCCTAGTACGGGCGAACTTCAAGCATCTGCGCCAGTAGCTCTAAACGGTATCTTTGTAAATGCAAATACTATTGCAGCAAACTATACCGTTGATACTGGTTTTAATGGTTTATCTTCTGGTCCTGTAACAGTTAACTCAGGTATTACGGTAACTGTTGCGAGTGGCTCGGTTTGGACTGTGGTTTAAGGAGACAACATGGCAATTACGATTAACGGTACAACAGGCATAGCGGGTGTAGACGGCTCTGCTGGTACGCCAGCCGTACAAGGTGCAGACCCTAACACAGGTATCTTCTACCCCGCCGCAGATACAGTAGCGATTGCTGCTGGAGGGTCAAACAAAGCGCAGTTTGGCACAGGGTCAGCGACTATTGATGGACTCACCGTAGGCCGTGGCGCAGGTGCTGTGGCTACCAACACTGCTATTGGTGCTAGTGCTTTGGCAAGTACAAGTTCAGGTTTACAAAACACAGCAATTGGTTCAAACGCTGCCCAATACCAAACAAACAATAACAACACAGCTCTTGGTTATAACGCCATGCTTGGTGTCAGCGGTTCTTCTGCTGGAGGCTCAAATACCGCAATTGGCAGCAACTCCCTTGCTGGTTTGACAACCGGAAACTTTAATACTGCACTTGGTCAGCAAGCCCTCCTATCCAACACCACAGCATCTAACAACACTGCTGTGGGTTATCAGGCGGGGTATAGCATTACAACAGGAGCAGGAAACGTCATTTTTGGACAAGGTGCTGGTTACTCTTTAACAACTGGAACGCAGAATACATTTGTAGGAGCAAGCAACCGAATTGTGCTATCTGATGGGGATGGGAATCCTAGACTGCATATTGACAACTCAGGATACGCATACATTCCAGCAATGCCTGTGGGTGGCACAGCAAATATGCACTGGTCTTCAAGTGCAGGTCAATTGTTTGTTACCTCATCATCACGCAGATTTAAGCACGACATTGTTGACTACGACAGAGGTTTGACTGCATTGATGCAAATGCGTCCAAAGTACTTTGTCTATAACGATGAGCCAAACCAAAAACAACGGGCTGGTTTTATTGCTGAAGATTTCCATGATTTAGGTATGACAGAGTATGTTGAATATTGGAAAGATGATGAAGGCAATGACACGCCAAGCGAAATTGGTTACAGCAACATGGTTGCAATTCTTGTCAAGTCCATCCAAGAACTCAAAGCAGAGGTTGACAACCTCAAAGCCCAAATCAATGGAGCATCAGCATGAATGAAATCACCGCAGAACAAATCGCCCAGCACTACTCTGCTGCCCTCGACAGCGTAGCCGTCATCAACGCAGGACAGCCTGAGAAGATGACAGACGAAGACTGGGCAGATTGCTTGTCCCGCAACAAAGAGCACTTGAAAATTATGCTGGCAAAGGATTTCTGGACAACAGAAGACCTTGAGCCTTTACGACTCGCAGCGTTGGAGGACAAATAATGTCTAAAATAACACTCGAGGGTAACGCAAGCGGTACAGGTACATT